GTCGGTTAGATTCCACCGCTTGGGCATAATCCAACGCTGCCTTTTCTCTACGTTCTGATTCACGCATTCTGCGCGTCAGTTTCGAGATTCGGCCTTGTACTCCTTTACTGTATTCTTCTAGCTTTTTATCTTCTTGTGGTTTGCTAGTTTGAACATCAGGCTGCTTATCAGATTCCGCAGGTGCGTCATCGGGCTTAGCAACGTCTTCAGTAGTCTTTGTTTCTTGGTCATCTTTTACCTCCACTTCTGCTTCAGTGACCTTATCCGCGGGTAATTCGACATCGGCCCCTGGGCCTGAAGTGTCAAGTTCCACCATCGGTTCTTTCTTTTGTTCGATTTTTTCTTCAGTTTTCTCTGGCATAGTTTCCTCCTATGTTACATGGATGAGATCAGTTGGGTCCTCAACCGTTGCTAAAATCTCATCGTCATTTAGCAACCGGACTTCGCCGTCCTCGATTTGAATTCGAGAACCAGCATATCGGGCAAATATTACCCAATCTCCTACCTTGCACCACGGGCCTTCCGGAAATCGCTCTTTGTCATAGGCATGAGGACCTATAGCAAGAACATTTCCGCAAGTTGATGCAATATACGCTCTTTCCATCGCTTGATCAGAATAAATGATTCCTCCCTTACTCTTTTCAGCTGATTTGAAAGGCAATACCAAAATTCGCCAGCCCGCTGGCTTCGGTAATCTTTTATGTTCGTTTTTGTATTTTTCTTCCAAAGCTAATTTATGCTTTGGGGACTCTTGGTTTGATGTCGACGATTGTTCCTTTAGTGTCACGTTGCTCCTTGTTTTCTAGCAGGTTAGATATTTCCTGTCGCACTGATTCCAGTGCATGTATTTGACCCGTAATATACTTGTAAGTTTCCATATTGTCAACCCCTCCCGAAGTAATATTAATCGCAAGGGCTTGAATTCTAATTTCGCAGCCTTTCTTAAGTTTATATAAAATTTGTAATGGATCCTCTACGGCCATATTTATTTTCTTTTTCCGTTTACTCTTTTTTTCTTTAATTTCTTTTTATAAGCCTCTGTTAATTTTGTGCCTAAAGTAGGCTTAATTTTAATGGGCTCTATATTCTGTCTTTTATTCCACCAACTCATATTATCCTTTATGCAAATCTCCACCTGGTTTAAATCTTTTTGCTAAAGCTTTACGTCTTGGCGTACAAGTCGGTTTGGTCATTGGGGTACAATATCCTTTATGTTTTGGATCAATGGCTTTTTGAATCCATTTGCCATTTCCACCTTCTTTAAGAGCTACTCGTCCACCTTTTTCATGAATTGATAACTGAGGTTTATAACCAGGTTTATATGGTCCACCTTTCGTTAACGTCTTATGAATAGGACTTAACGTATTCCAATAATTACTCATTATTACGCTTTAAGTTCTTTAACGATTCGTTTCTTTTCAGCTTTAAGGTTTTTCTTACCTTTTTTCGTGTATGCTTTTTCAGCATCCACTCTACCAAGTTCTTCTATCTTGTCTGTCTTACCACCTAGTCTAAAGCCAGCTCGTCCACCTTTTTTAAAAGCTCTATCACGTAGACCTATTCGACCACCTTTGTTGTACATTGGTCCGCCACGCATGCCCATGTCATCAGGATAATATCCTGAACGCATATCTCTTCGTGCAGTACCAACACCACCAACGGGGGCCACACCACCAAATTGCAGTGCTGCTCGTCCTGTGCCTTTAGTTTGAACTCCTAGTTTTTTATGTGCCATATATTGCTCCTTGATTAATGATTATAGCTTATTGTTAAATTCAAGTCTAGTCTTTTTTAAAAGTTTTCTTAAGAATGGCAGGAGTTGCTTTAACACCACCCCATACGTTCTGAGCTTTAGTTGTAATCTTTTTTGTAGTTCCTTTAACAGATTCAACAAAAACTTGACCCCAGCCCTTACCCTTAGTGAGAGCTTTTTGATGTTTTAGATCAGTCATTTTTTCTTACCTCCATTTCTAAATATTTGTGTTCCTTTTATTCCAAAAATGCTCGCTACGACGGTAATCCACAAAGTTTGGAACCATATCGGCAGTGAGCCAAAATGATGAAAGAAAAGTTCTACCTTCTGCATCATTACCGGATCGTCACTGAAAACTCCCCAGGCGAGCACAATTATGGGCGCCGAAATAACCAAAAGGACGAATTCGTCCTTAAAATCATTTGTTCGGGCTTCTAACAATTTGCCCTGGTAAGATTCTTCTCCTCGCGCCATGCGCTCGGCATGGAGCAAAGCGGCATCCGACATAGCCATCTTAGTTCTTTGTTTATTAGAATAAACTTTAGCTCCTGCTTGTAGAGCAATCTTTGCTAATCCGAACCACATATTAGAACCAAGTTGCTGTCTGTTTTCTAGCTTTACCTGTGCCTTTAACCGTTACAGTTTGAGATTTGTGTGGATTAGTTGCTTCAATAGTTTTAGCGTCGCCATAACCATCTTTGTTCGTACCCACGATCTTAGTAACCTTTGGTTCTTTTACAAAGCCAGATCCTTTTTGCCAATCTTTGTCTTTTGCCATATTTCCTCCTTACTTGTTATAAATTAACTTCTTGGGCCTTTCAAGGTCTTTACATCCTTACGTTTCATATAATCGGATTCTTTTTTCGCTCGATTAGCCATTCTTTGTTTTGTTAAAGACGTATCCGCTCTTAATTCGGCTAATTCTTCGTTTTGTTCAAGTTTATCTTCGGTAATTTCCCGATTTTGAACTAATTTAGCTTTATCGATATTAATTCGAGCTTCCGTTTCCTCTTTTTTACGCTGATTTTCTCTTGCCTTCAAATCTATCTCTCTAGACTTAAGTTTAAGCAATGGATCAGCATCAAATTGGGAAGTAATGCGTTTTTCTTCCTTCATAAACTCTTCCATCATTTCAGAAATCAAAACTGCTTTTCTTGCTTCAATTTTCATCGACATTTGTTGTAATTGTTGATGAGCTTGAGGATTCTGCATTGATTGTTGTTGTAATTGTTGAATCATTGGCATTTCCTGAGCAAATTCTACTTCAACTTGCTCTTGAGCCATCAAACCGATGTGTTGTAAAATATCTTTTTCCAAAGCAGCCATCACTGGCGGATTATTTCGCACTAAATTCGTTGCCATGAAATAAAGATGGGCTGTAATATGTGCTCTGTGATCTTGACCTCGATACGCTTGAAAAGGTTTACCTGTTAAAGCGTCAATATTTTCCAACGCTGGATCTTTAGGTTGTTGTGGCGGAGGCGGAGGTAAAATTTTATCAATATCTTTAACTCCCAACGCTTCGTACATCTTTCGATACGACATATAAAGGTTGTGCATTTGTGGATTCGACATGGCTAACTGCAATTCGGTCTGTGCCATCGTAATTCTTTGTGTTTGTGAAAAAATATTTGGATCAGCAACCGGTAAAACATCAATTCTTTGATCAAAATCTTGAACTTTAATTTCTCTTTGTCCTCCAACCACATCATAAGGATAAGTAGGAGGTAAATATTGTGCAAAAACTTTAGCTAACAGTTCAAATTCTCTTTTTAATCCAACGTAGAGTCTTTTGTGAATCGCACTCATGACTCTGGAACCTCTTTCAAGCAACGCTACCGTTGTTCCAACTGCTGCTTGCTGATTAGCATCGCCAACCTGCATATCAGCGATGGAGGCAAAACGTTGTCCTGCTGCCACGACAATTCCCATGAGTTGAAGAAGCGTTTGTGAAGGTTCCTTGTAAGGTAAAAATTGAAAAGCGTCCTTTAATGATCCTCCAGGAGCATCGACATCCCTGAATTCTCCAGGCTGAATGGCCTGAGCGTCATCTCGGACACGCACGCCTCTAATTTTAAAGCCTGCGGGTAAATTGGATAAAGTCCCTGCGTCCAGTAATTGGCGGAGAGCGACCGTTGCGGTTCTGCTCAATCCGCCAATCATGTGAATCAATCCAAAACCATAAAATCCTAGTCCTGGCAGAAATTTGAAATGGACAAAGTATTGGATTTTCTTTTTTGTTGGATCGTTGGGCGCATAATTCCTCCTGATGGATAGAACCGTTCGACTTCCTTCGTCGAGGGTTACCACATAAGGAAGTTTTATTCCTGTAGGAAGGCCTGTTTCTAGATTGATATCTTCAAATCCTTCAAGATCTAAATTAACATGGCATTCCAATAATGTATAAACATCTTCTTGCCGTCCCGTTTTTTTCGTTCCAGCGAGGTCTTTTTGTTTTTCTTCCACTTTATCGTAAGTGACAGCGGGTTTCGTAAGTTCAATGTCTCGATAGAACCCAGAAACCTGTTGTTTTCTTAATTCATTTTCCGCCATCTTAACGATATGAATAATCGCTTCGGCATCGTCCAAGGATGTTGCCGAATAAGGCACAACTAAATCGTCGGCCTGGACAAATTTGGATACGGCTCGTTGTAAAAGCGAATCGTAATAAACTTTTTTAAAGGTTGATCCTGCCAGAGGCAGATGAAAAAGCATTTGATCAAATTCAGCTTCGTACTCTTTAAGTTCGAACAGAATTTGATAGTTCATGAAATCCTTGACACGCTGGGATTGTTGTTCTTTTTGAGGATCGGTTCGTCCAATGACCTGCGTTCTGACTGGTCCGTCGGCCGGTAAAAGTTCCTTGTACGCTAATGCCTGAAACTGGGTTACGGCTTCCGCTAGTACAGGGTGCGTGGCGCCCGAAGCTCCTTGAAAGGGTTCGGTTCTAACATTGTATTGAAAACCTAATAGATCCAAACCTTTAACATAAGTCTGTTCCCATTCTTTTCTTGAATTCTTGTAATCGGTATAATTTTGATGCATTTCCGAACCTATCGTCGATAGAGCACTTTCAGATAACGTATCTGCTAAATTTTCCAAAGGACCTTGTACTCCCTGTCCGTTCATTTTGGTGTTCGGATCAAAATTAACGTCTACGCTTCCGTCAGGAAGTTCCGTTTGTTCAACGTCCGTGGTCACTTGATCTTCGACCAGGTTCACTTCAGTATCTTCAAGATCTGGTGATGGAATTTCTGTGGGTTGTTTAATAACGTTGGGTAACGTCTTGTCAATATCTGCCATTATGTAATCCTATTTTTTACTATATCATCCCCTAACAGGAAAGTCAAGCCCTGAGGCGTGGGTCCTGATAAAGGGGGAACGGCGTTCGGTCTTCTTGCGATTCCGCCATCATTAAATCTTTTCTTCCACTTAACACCAGCACTATCTTTTCCTACTTCAAATTCCCATGGATAATAGTCTTTTTTAGGATCATATCTTCCAAATTTAAAACGAGGATCACTTATGTCAACATCGATATCTCCAAAAGCATCTAAGCCAATACCCTCACGAGGATCAACTGTTTTTCCAGGTTTTTCTTTAGCTGGAAGTCTTATACCATATTGCCAATAAGGATCACGAAATTTTTGTGTATTAGGCCTTGGTGATGGCTCATCTGTAGGAGGCAAAGGAATAGGTGAAGGTATTTTCTTCGGTGCTGGCGGTCCAAAAACTTCCGGAGGCAGACCCACAGGTCCACCCGCTGCTTTTTTAGTTTTATCTTCAAGTTTCTTCGCAGCTTTGTCCGCTCGTTTCTTCATCGCCGCTCTCCATTCCGCATACGCCTTAGGATTAGTCTCCTTCCACTTTATCACTTCCCTCGTACTCATTCGTTTACCGGATGGGTGTCTAGGATAATCGAAAAAGTCAGCAAATTTTGGATCTTCTATTTCCCAGACATCTTCCGCATACGCCTTAGGATATTGTTCTTTCAAAATTTTTATAATCCCTTCCGGGTTCTTCCCTTGCATTGTCATGTCCAAAGCTTTTCTCAGGGATTCTTTCACATTTGCGACTCTTTCAGGATCCTTATCAGCTAAAATGTTTCTTATCGTTTTATCATCGATTCCTGGAAATTCTTTTCTTAATTCTTCTTCTGGAGAAGGAATTTTAGGATCTGTATACCAAGGACTCCCACTTGCTTTCCCTCTAGCAATTTCCTCAGCTTCATTCATTTTTGCAATTGCTATTCTTTCCTTTTCCTCACCATACGCTCTAATTTCATATTCTTCATCAACATCATAACCACTTGGTCTTCCAGCACTGTCTGCATCTAAGACTCTCTCCAGTTTAGCGTCCATAGACATATACTTATCTAATTTTCCCGTTTTGTATTGATCATACATGTATCGTTCATAAGATCTCTGTTCTTCTAATGCAGCATCCAACTCTTCTATAGTACTTCCAAAATCCCACGGATCCTGTTCATCACTCCATAATTCTGCATAATCATCCTCTAGTTCTTCTTCTGTTGGTGGTCTAGTTTTATCTGATCTTTTGTAGGTGTTGTATTGTGTGATAACTTTATTCGTTTTTGGATCCAAGACCTTTTCTTTAATCTCAACAAGATCTTCTAAAAGTTTTTGAGGAGCGTCTTGAGCACCTTCAACAAATCGTTGGGTATTAATTCCGTGTAAATTTTCATTAAAAAGGGATGTAATTCCTTCTGCTTTTTCTTTGGCTACTCTTAGTATTTCTTTAAGTCGAAGTTCTTCGCTTCGTTTAGGCTGACGACGATTAGCCAAAATAAAATCAATAATTAAATCCCCTTTTTTAAAAGGAGGTTTTGGTTCAGGGTAGTTAGGTCCTTCCTTTTTTTGAGGGGTCTTTTTATCTTTGTCTTTTTGACGAAGGGCTAGGATGCCTCCCGTTCCTCCAATCCCTAAAATATCTTGCATACCGGTAAATCCCCGTGGAGCTTTATATACGCCTGGTTGTGACCAGCCACGCGATAGATAAGGAACGGATCCTGCTCTTTGAAAACCGATTCTTCCGCCTTCGGCATGTTTAGTCGCTTTCTTTGATTGACTTTTTAATATGTATTTATCAACTGATTTAACATCCTTTTTAATAGCGTTTATAGTCTCTTTAAAATCATCAAGTTCCCATTTACTATAATCTTTTTTATACTTATTTATTAAATCTTTATAACCTTTTATATCATTCAATAATTGGTTTTTTAATAATTGACCCTTTTCCACTCCTTTAGATAAATATTTATTTATTACCCCTTTAGGATATAAATCTCCACCAGGCCATGGAAGTTTTTTTCCTTTTGAAGTTGTATATCCAAGATCCTTAATTATTTTTAAAGCCTGCATAATACCTCGTGTCATCAAAGGACCACCCCAGTCATCTAATTCTTTTTGAACTTTCTCAGACGCTACTCTTAGCATTTCTTTAAGTCGAAGTTCTTCGCTTGGTTTGGGCTGACGACGATTAGCCACAATAAAATCAATAATTAAATCATTTATTTTAAAAGGAGGTTTTGGTTCAGGGTAGTTAGGTCCTTCCTTTTTTTGAGGGGTCTTTTTATCTTTGTCTTTTTGACGAAGGGCTAGGATGCCTCCCGTTCCTCCAATCCCTAAAATATCTTGCATACCGGTAAATCCCCGTGGAGCTTTATATACGCCTGGTTGTGACCAGCCACGCGATAGATAAGGAACGGATCCTGCTCTTTGAAAACCGATTCTTCCGCCTTTTTTTAAACCTGCTCGACCACCTTCCCCTAGCATCTCTCCAAGACCGCCAGCGGATTCCATAATGTCAATGTTTAAATCTTTTTGTTTATCTTTATAAATCTCGATTAAGGCTTCATAGGATTCTGGCATCAGACTCGATTTTAATTTTTCAATAGCAACGAGTGCTTTATCAATTTCCTTCTGGGTTGAACCACCTTCGTCGAAACCGATCCGTCCGCCTTTAGCATGTTTGGTACTATGTTTAGCTAAGATCTCTTGTAGTTTGTTGTAAAACTTAGAACCAGGTCCCGTAGGTTCCCATTTAAATTTAGAGGCTTTCCTTTTTCCTGCCTCTGCAGCCTTTTTAAACATCTCTTTTAATTGTGCATCCTTAAATCTTTTAGTATTCCCTATCATATTCTGTAAAAATGCTCTTCTAGATTTATCACCTGCTATAGTTTTGAACATACTTACTCCTAGGCCTCCCGTCTTTTTTTCTAACTCATATAAGCCCTTGATTGGTTTTAATAATCGCATAGCTGGAATTAGCGATACCAGCCCTGCTAAGCTAATTGGAAGCGGTGGAAATTTACCCCATTCGCCTTCCTTCATTTTCGCACTCCTCCAATATTTTCTAGCGAGATCTTTTATATCTCCTTTCAACATTTCTATGCCCTCAGGTATAGATGCACTATAATATTTACTATCTACTCCTCCAAAACTTGTATCTATCTCATATCGAGGACCTCTTTTGGAAAAATGAGGAGAACCTCCTTCTTGCAAATAATCTCTAGGGCTTCTATCAATTTGATCAATATACTCGTCGTAGGTTCCTTTAAATCCGTCTTTTACAGCTTGTAAAAATTCTTCCATCATAAAAAGTTCACCTTCAGGAGCCGAGGCTAAAAGAGCAGGATCA